CGAGCTATTGTTGTGGGTCGCCAATTGAAATCATATTTATATGATGTACTAATGGCTGATCCAATTAATAAACCTTTTGCTATTGGATATAATGCACATGGTACTGATCCTCGTGCAATGAGGGATAAATTTATATCGGCTGGTTGTCGACGTTTCTTTGTTGGAGACGTTCGTACCTTAGATCGTACCATAGCACCAGTGCTTTTTGAGTTTTATGATGATTTTTGTCAAAGATTTTTTGCTTATACTCAATACACTCAATCGGATCTACTTACTTTACATCATTTTAATTGTGAAACTTTGTTGGATTGTAAATATGAGGTAGATGGTGATGTCTGGCAAGGTGAAGGACAAACTCCCACAGGACATGTTGATACTAGTTGGTATAATTCATTTGCAATGTGGGTAGCACTTATGGATGCTTGTATGACTCACTTGTTGAATGAATATGGTTATGAAATGACGGAAATGCAAGCTTTTTTGCTTTTAATGACTTCTATTTATGGTGATGATTTTATATTGTCACGAAAAGATGGGCAAGATTTTAATGGTAAATTTATTGCTGATTATTGTATGGAACATTTTGGTATGGAAATGACAAATAACGCTAAAACTGGACCTCCTGAATGTGTCGATTGGGAAGAGGTTCATTTTCTTGGGCGCGAAATGAAATACGTACATGAAAATCGTGCTCCACTTGATCTTGAAACTATATCTGCTATTTTGTATTGGAGAAAGCGTGATTCGCCTGCAGATTTACAAACGTATTTGAATGCTTGGTCTATAGAAATGTCACATCATACCAAACAAATTTATAATGAACGTAAACGCATCCTCGATGAACATATTTATGTTCAGTCTGCTGGATGTAAAGTACATACTTGGGAGGAGGCTTTAGCAATTCGAACTGGAACTGTAGTCGAATATGCCCACATTGGTGGTCTTGCAAAACAATTTGCATCAAAACGACCTAAGGTATGTGAGATACATGGTATAGAAAGTCAATCTGACCATTCAACTAAGAGTGAACTACAAGAAATGCCCCCACAAATTAAAGCTTCACTTCCTCCTTCTATTACTGTTCGCACTAAACGTCAACTTAATGAAGATCAACAAAATGTTCTTAATTCTTCAGTAACCGGTAGCACTTCAGTGGAGAATAATGAAGGTTCAGAGGCTATTAGTCCAGACAAGGTTACTGTTCCTAACATGGTTAATAAAGTTGGTTGTGCTAGTTTGATTCGTTCTGGTTGTGACACAATGTTGGTTGGTCGCGCTGTGCGTAAACTTGCGATACCATGTGAATCAACGCGTTCTGATTTTCCGCATCGTTTTCATATTGTTTCGGACACTTTGTCATCTTCAACAACTTCGGGTACTGTTATTCAAACTATAAATGTTGTTAATACTATTGTTTCTTTGTCTAAATGGGCGAGTATTATTCAATATTATTGGGCTTTCAATTTTGAGTATATTGATGTTGAGCTTGTTTTTGATAAACCAGTTAATTCGGCTGGCTCTCTTGTTTTTGGTACTGATGACAGTTGTACTGGACCTTCTATGTCTTTGTCGAATTTTTCACAATTTTATCATCACATTACGGTTCGTGGTGCGAAAAGGTATTGTTTACGTTTACCTTGGATAAGTCTCCGTTCTGCAATTTTCAATACGACTTCGAATCCTCATCATGAACAATATTCAGTGCAATTGATGGTTTTAAATCCATTTACTGATCAAACAGTTGATTATACTGGTTTCACTTACCAAATATATTTTAATATTGTAGGCGCCAAATTTTACTGGCCAAGAGGTACTCCAACAGCTCGTGGTACTACAACATGTGTCTGGCCAGTTAATGATATACATTGGTTAGCTTCGATATATAATGGTTTGGAGGCTCAAACTCTTTATGATATGTTCGAAAAAATCAAACCGCTTCAACAATGTATGGCTTTACCCGAACCAGATGTGATTGACTGTGTTGACGTTTTGAATCTTAGGAACGTTTCCCAACAGTTGCAACTTGAGATGGATTTATACACTACTACTACAGCTACTGGATATCTTAAATTTGCTATTGCTCCACAGAGTGCAACTACGGAAACCGGTTCGGTTTTGTCAATGATTATTGGCTCTTCTACAACGGAAGCTTATAATACGGCTAACCCATTATATGGATTTCTTGCACAATATAAACGTTGGAAGGGTGATTTCATTTTTCGTTTTTATTTTAATGATAGCACTTTTAAAGGAACGATTTCTATACAGCCTGACACACATAGTTCGGTCAGTGTTGATATGCATTATCCAGAAGAAAAAAGCGTGACTTTGCGTTGGGTTAATAAATTTAGTTTCCCATGGATACCCGTTTTTGATAATCTTTCATCTGGTGCTTCACCTACAACAAGTCTTTTTGAAAGTCCTATTGGTGTAACTTTTACAAATGATGATGGCAGTGCATTCACTACTACGTTCGGACACATCCGCGTATATGTTGCGTTTGCTGATTCTTTTTGTCTTACTGGTATGCGTCCTAATCAAACGTCTAATCAATCAAATGGACCTGATGACATTGATAATTTAATGGATCTTGCCCTCGTTGCTTTCTCTTCTGTTTCCCGTGAAGCAGCTAGGAAAGAAACGGATGTTATGTCACAAGTAAGTTTTAGCCCTTTACAAACGTTTTTTATTGAAAGAGCTATGGATGCCGTGCGTATATCTAGCAGGTTGTTTGGTTTCAATCGCCCAACTGTTCCCTATGATGTGAAAGTTATGGTACAAAGGAATAATCCTAATCCTTGTAGTGTTGCGTCCAATTTGTATGTTGATGCTACTAATACAATCACTGGTGATTTTTCTCGTTCTTTAGGAAATATGGAGATAAACGGTTTGGATTATGACCCTTTTTCATTAAACTGGTTTCTTGGTCGTTCTTTTTATGAAGCTACATTAACTTTGACAGCCTCCTCAGGTACCTTGAAACAAGATGTGGGCTTACCGACTACTAGTAATACCCAAATTAATATCCACTTTCAACAGCGTTCAAATGCATTTTGTGAGATATTTTTTTCTAGTCCACAACTGAGTATAAGTACTGTTAAAATTTGGGTTTTGCCGGATATAACTTATACTAGGTATACCTCCGAGGTTTCTGATGTTAATGCTGATAGCTTGCCTTCTTCGGAAGTCCAAATTGAAGGAGATACCTTGGTACGAATTCCATTACCTTATTTTGATTGGAAACCAATTGCATATGAGGCTACAAATTACTCAGTTATAATAGCCCCTATTTCTATTGCCAATAATACAACCATTTTTGCGAACATATTTACACATTATTCTAAAAATACTGTTTTTGTTGGACACAACGCAGCTATTTTTACGTCAGAATTTAATGTCACTAAGAAACAAATAATGGCCTGGAAAAAAGGGCTTAAGAAGAAGATAAAACCACTTCCTCTTGTTGTTTCTCCTTTGCGCGAGGTTTCACGCGCCCGCCTAGCTGACGGTGAACGCAGCTCCTCTTTTACGGTAGAGGTTAAAAAACCCAATAAACAAGAACCTATTGATTCTGATGTTGCCGATGTCTGGGAGACTCTTTCTGATAATTCGGTGCCCTGAATCTTTCAAATATAAAATCCCATAAGGGTAGAACTTATCCTATTCGTTTTTTTTAAAAATAATTAATAATT